TTTGATTTAATTAAACTTTGGTCGATTTTTGGCCCTTGTATAGAAAATCATCCAGACATCGAAAATATTCGTAGATAACTTGACAAGAATTTGACAGTGTGTGTATACTGGGTATACGAGAGCTCTAGCCAAAAGAATACGCTAAAGTCTTATAATAATTTGTGTATGCATACACTGTCCTAATTCTGACCAAAGTAATACTTTTGAATTACTATTAAGTAAGAATAAAAAGAATCGAGGACAAATGAAGATATATCAGATATATGTTCCTGAACTTGCCACGTATGCAAAGTTTAAAGTCCTAGAACCAGAAAGTTTAGAAGACTTTATTTCTGAATACAAAAAAGAAAGTAAGAAGATAGATATTCTTTCTTTCAGGAAAAAAGTAATTGAAACTTTTGTTTTTAACCTAAAGTCAGATATTACAGATGCCTTGCGTTTAATGACTAAGCAAGCAGCTCAAGCATGTCTAGATTCTTTATTTACCGGATGCATTATGCTGAACCCCGGCTTAGATATTGACATGTGGCTAAACATAGCCTATACAGGAGTGCCTGAAGATATTGGTCCCATGGACCTAGATGACGACATTTCATCGGCATTTTTAAACTCACTAAAGAACATGCGTTCTAAGTTTCCAAAACTAGATGCTGAAGATTACCCATTTGACACTAAGGGTAAAACAAAGCCTAAGATTAAGCAAATTTCAAAGCAGAAGTATCTTGGTTTAAAGAATCACCTAAATTCTAATATTATTGGACAAGATGCTGCAATAGAATCTGTTGTTTCATCTCTTAGGAGGTCACAAGCTGGTTTAAGCGATAATGATAGGCCACTTGGTGTATTTCTATTTGCTGGTTCTTCAGGAGTCGGAAAAACTCATTTGGCAAACGTTTTGCATAAATATCTATTTGGAAGTGACTATCCTATGGTTAGAATTGACTGTGGAGAATATCAACACAAACATGAGAACCAGAAGTTAATTGGCTCCCCTCCAGGATATGTTGGACACGACGAAGGTGGACAATTAGTTAATACAATTAAACAATTTCCTTCAAGTGTAGTATTGCTTGACGAAGTTGAAAAAGCTCACCCAGATCTTTGGAACACATTCTTAAGAGTATTTGATGACGGTGTTTTAACAGATTCAAAAGGTGAAGTGGTTGATTTTAAAAATACAATTATTATTATGACCACAAACTTAGGAAATGATAAAACTAGCGAACATCTTCTTGCTGGAGGAACTGGCTTCAATAAAGATGTTAATTATAAGACTGGTACTAAAAAAATTCCAGAAAGATCTATTCTTGAAAGAAATACAAATGACGGCATTAAGAAACACTTTAAGCCAGAGTTTTTAAATAGAATTGATAAAGTTGTTATATTTAATTACTTATCTGAATCAGATTGCCAAACGATTGCACAACTAGAAATGTCAATAATTGCAGACAAGATGAGAAAGAAGGGTTACTCTTTCGAATATAATCAAAATGTAATTGAAGGCTTAATAGACAAAGGTATAGATAGCATTAAAGGCGCACGTGGTTTGGCTCAAATAAGAAGAGAATTTATGGAGTCTCCACTTGCTGATAGCATGATCAATTCTGTAGTTCCAAGAGGAAGCATATTTCAAATGTACTATGAAGATGAGGCTTTTAAATTCAGTATTCAAAAACCTATCAAAAAAACAGGTCTATTAAAAGAAGTTTAACATTACTATAGTTGTAGTCAAACGAACTAAGAGGTTTTATGAGAGCTAGTTTAAACCCACTTACAATAGCTTCAAGAGTTAGGTCAATGCCAGCTTCCGCTAGATCAAGTGGAGCAATGGCATTTGCTAAGAAGCATAAAAAACCTATGATGATGGGCGCTGGAGCAATTGGAGTAGGCAGAGCCACTATTGGTGGACGTAGATCTGGCTTGGATAAAACTCCTGGCAGACCAACAGGCATGTACAACTACTAAGGAGTCAATATGCCGGCAGGAATAGGTAGAAAATATATAGGCGACATGTTCGCAGCTATAGGTAGCCGAACAAAAGCTGGAAAAGCTATATCATCAGGCGCACGTGCAATGGCAGCTACAGCACCAGCTGGAATGGTAACACCAGCTGCCATGAGCGCATATTTGCGACCTGGTCACATAAAAGCCGGCAAAAGAATGACTGCCTATGGAGTAATGGGTGCCTCAGGCATGAATATGGCTTATAGCAATAGAAGAGGTAATTCATATAGACCACCATCGCAACCAATTAACCCAATATCGTCACCACAAGGCTCTGGAAGATACGCATAATACGCTATCATTGATGATATGAATAATTGGAAAATGTACATAAATGAAAATGATGATTTTGAGCTACCTAATTTCCTTTATAGAACCATAATGGAGTTGATGAAGCAATCATTAGATATGGGAACTCTTTTATCGAGTGATCAACAAAAACTAAGAGCCTATAAAGAGCAAACTAAAAAGTTGTTTAAAAACAAATGGTATGAAATAGCCAAAGCTCTTGAAGCCTTTTCTATTATAGATCCTTGTATATGTTCAATGGAAGAAAAAGAAATTTATTGCGATTTATGCAAAGGTGCAAGGTATCTTATTAATTCTTCTTTAACTCCAGATGAAATGAGAGAAGTAGGATTGATAACCAACGCAGGAACCAATGCTGAAATTATAAGTAAGCTGCAAAAAAGTTTAAATGAAATATTGTCAGAATATCCGTAGATTGGTGAGAAATGTCAGAATTAGAAAAGCCAGATAATAAGAATAATTTCATGAAACAGTTTGAGTCTTTGAGACCAGATTTGTTTTTTCCAGATCATTGGACTGATGATCAAAAAGAAAAAGCAGTAGATTTAATCAGGCCGCAAAAAACTAGAAGTGCAATGTTTTCTTCTATACCAATGAATTGCGAAGCTGAGAAATGCATTTTTGCCTCAACATGCCCATTAATGAAAGAGAACCTTGCTCCCAAAAACAAACCATGCCCAATTGAAATGTCAATGGTTGCTCAATTCACCGCAGAGTATTTAGAGCAACTAGATGTTAATCCAAATAACTTAGTGGAAGTTTCGATGGTCAGAGATTTAGTAGATCAAGAAGTCCAGTATCTTCGCAAAACAAAACTACTTGCAAAAGAGCATTTTATTCAAGAAAATATAATTGGAATTGACAGAGATGGTCAACCAATTCTTAAGAAGGAATTGCATTTAGCTGTTGAGTTAGAAGATAAGCTTCACAAGAGAAGAAAAGATTTAAGAAACCAACTATTAGCCACCAGAGAAGCTAAGGCTAAGGTTGGACAAGTCCAACTTGATACAGCTCAAGCAATTTCTGACATTATAGGAAGAGTGCAAGCGGTAGAAAGCCAAAGAGAAAAACTTTTAAGAAAAAAACTAGGTACATCAGAATTAGATGATTACATCATTGACTCTGAGGTGGTTCCAGAACCATAGGATATATCAATGCCAATGAAAAAAAGTGAAGCTGAGATTCTAATAGAACAAGCAGCCAAAGCTAAAGAACGAAGAGATTTGTATGGCTACAAGGGCTTAGGTGTAGGCAGGGTTGCAAGTCCAAGATTATATACTGGTGACACAACAAAACCAGGTCCATTTAGTGATTTATACAGTATGTATAAAAATCTTGGGGAAGAAGTTTTTGGTTCATCTGCTGGTAGAGATAGAGTAGCTCAAGCTATTGCGCAAAATATTGAATCACCAATAAGAGCTTCGTCACCTGCTTATAGAGCAGTCTTTGGTACAGTAGAGGAACAATTAAGCTCTTATAGAGCTTTTGAGGCAGACTATAGGCTTGCATTGAGAACAGAATTGCAAGAGGGGGTAGCTCTTAGTGCAAGTAGAAGGAAACTAATTCAAGCAGGTCTCTCAGAAGACGCACCCATAGATCTTAGCTTAATTTCAAGCTTAACAGCAAGAGATCAATTAAGGGAAATTTTTAATACCAGAGTAATAAAAACAAAAAGCCTAATAGAAAATGTTGGCTTTCCTGGTCTGTATACTCCATCTCAAAACCCAGCAAGAGTAACATCAAGATACATGGCATCTACTGCAGATGGATATGAACCAATAATAGATATTCTTCAAGGTGCTACTTTTTCAATTGATCCAAACGCAACATCACTATCGAATACTACACCATTAGGTTCTTTTAGGATGGGAATGCAGTCCCTTCCATCTTCTTCAACATTAACTAAAAGAGTTGCTAGAGGTGGAAGACTATCGCTATCAGACTTGCCAGATGGCGCAATTCTTCATTCTTTAGATATCGAAACAGAAGATGTAACATCAGAATCTTTGATGAGATCTCTTTCATCAGGAACTCACAAGATGCAAAAGAGTAGCGATGGCTCTGTAAGAATTAGCAGAGTGCCTGGAATTGAAAATCAAGAACTAGGTGCGTCATTAATTACGCCAAAAATGAAAGGATTACCATCAACTGATCCTGCAGACTTAAATAGGATAATGGACCTCTCAAGCGCAACTGCTTTAAGAGAAGCTTCAGTTGGCACATCTGGAATAAATAGATTATTTGATATGACAACCCAAGATGGTAGAGAGCAAGCAGCAGATCATTTTGTGGGTTTAATAAAAAAATATAATCAACCAGGCCATTATTTAGTTGGACAAAACGCAGAAACTTTTGACATACCAAAAATAAGCCAAACTCTTAGATCAATACCAGAATTTTTAGACAAAGGAGGAGAAGAGCTTCTAAAAGAATTCGAAACAAAAATGGCCAATGGTGGAATAATAGATACTTTAGGCTTAGTCAAAGAAAGGCTAAATAATAGATTAGTTGATCGTCTATCAACAGTTGCAACAGCAACCGAGGAAAAAGCATTACTTGCGTTTCAAGGATTACTTTCTCCATCTGCAATGCACAGGGCAAGAGTAGCTGGTGAGGCAGTTTCTCCATTTGGTTTAGGAAACGTAATTCAATCAACTAATTTTTTGCAACTATTAGCTGAAAAAGGTGATTCTGAATTAGTAGAAACATTAGCCACAAGCCAAGGTGCACACATAGCAAGTGTTGACAGAGACATAACATTGAAACTACTTGAATACATGGAAGAACTAGACGTAGCAGATCCAATAAGTGGTTTAGACTTAAGTAATCTTACGCCAGAAATGGCAAGGCTAGTTTTAAGAGCACAAAGAAGACAACGTGGATCAAGTGCGGTTACGGTAACTACAAATATAGCTGACGTAAGAACATTAACAAATTCTGTATTTGATAATTTAACACAAACCGGTGCAATTAAAAGAGTTCAGATTGATATAGATGCTGCAGCAAAAGAAGGGATTGATCCAGCACTAAGTGGATTGACTGGAACTATAAAGTTTGATCCCAATTCAAGGTCGTTTAGATTATATTCTGGACCAGAAGCTGCATCTACAGCTTTGCCTTCTGGTTTTGATGCAGAGGGTTACATAAGAAGAGTTTTGAAAGATGAAAGAGCAATTAAGGCTGGAGAACGCCTTGGCGATAATCAATCCATGATTATCTCAACGGGAATAAATCCTATAGATGCTGGAAATATTCAATCTGTTAATGATTTAGTCACAAATACTGCAACTAGTAGATCTAGGCCTATCATCGATGCTATAACACCACAAATAACTGATACTAATGAAGCTCAATTTATATCAGGAATGTCATCAACTAGAACAAATATAGGCTATCCCAATATGTCAAATACTGAAGGAGTGTTTTCATCCATAACTGGTTTAATGAGAAAAAAATTTAATGGGATAGACTTAGATACCGCAAACACCTATACGAGATCATTAAGAGATGCCGGAGTTGGATCTATTGGTATTAACCCTGAAGCTAGATCATTAATGGTAGCTTTATCGGAGATGACTTCTGGCCAAGGTGCCCAAAACAAAACGCTGATTGCCTCTGCCTTGGGAGTAGCCAGGGAAGATACTAGGGTAGGCGTTTTGTCTGAAAGACTTTCTGACACTATGAAATATTTTAGTGAATTAGGAATTTTTCATGCCGGCACACAAAAAGAATTAGTTACCACAGACAGCGTTTTGTTGCTTCCAACATCTGTATTAAAAGAGATGACAACATATACTTCTTCTGGAAAAAGGGTTAAATTATTAGATGAAGAAGCATTAAAGTTAAAAACTCACTCAGTTAGATTATCAAGAGCATTAAGAGTAAGAGAAGAACTAAATCCAACAGTAAACTTTATTCTTGGTGGAGAAATAGCTAGGGGCACTGGTCCATTAGCTCAGAAGCAAGCAGCAGAAGAAGCCAGATCAGCATATCAAGCAATACACAACATACTCCAAGCCGGAAGAAAAACACCTGAAGCAGCAATCGAAGCAGGTCTAGCAACAACTAGAGAACAAGCACTTTCTATATTGGGAGAATTTGGTCAAGCACCCACTACAAGCGCAGCAAAAGCAAAAATAGAATCTATGACACAAACTATAATTAGGGTTGGATTTGGCGGCGCTGCTGCAGAGCCAGGAAAAGCATCTGAAGGTATAGCTCAACTATTGTCAGTGGCCGGAGAAGGTGCTGACTCAGACACAATAGCTTCAGGTAAGGGCCTTACATATAGCATTGCTAATGTTTCAGAAGAAGGTGTAACATTAGTGCCAAGAGTTTCAGAAGCAGCCCTAAGAGAAGCAGATAGAGTTAGAAGAACTCCTGGAATAGCATCAGATGCACTTGAAGCCGCTACAGATATAAAAACAAGAGCTTCTGCAACTTCACAACTAGGAATGCTTCAAGCTGGTATTAGAAGAGCAGATCAAAGTCAAGGATTTTTAGATAGATTAAAAATAGCTTATGATTCAAGTTCAAGTGCAACCAACACAGATTTGCTAAATAGATTAAAGGTAATTAAACCTAGAGTTTATAAATCAGTAGGAGCTGTAGCTGCGCTAAGTGCCGGTTACTATTTAGCTACAAGGAAAGCTAAATCAGATCCAATAGATGAAGTTATGGAACAGCAGCCATTGGAACAAGAGGGTCCAATGTCAATAAGTGACTTTAATAGAGCAGATCAAGCATTAGCGCGTCAAACTTCTTCAAGAAGAGATCCACTAGTTACAGCTGGAGTTGTAGGGAATTTAGATAGAAACAAAATAGGCCATACCCAAATGGGCGCAAATAAATATAATCATTTATACGGAGCATAGATATGTCAATTCTTAATCGAGCAGGAAGATTAGTAAGTCAAGCCTCTGGATTTAGTGGTATGGGCACAGCTGGAAAAGTTGGCGTAGGCGCTCTATTGGCTGGCATGGGAATAAAAGGAATGTATGATCAAGTAGCTCCAGCTGCAATAGATGCAAGCATGGATGTTGCTTTTGGTGATCCACAAGCAGACCAAAAAGTAATAGGAACTGATCTAACTCCCTCAATGATGTATGGTGCGTCAGGATTACCAGGATCAACTGCCGCAAGAAGACTGTTTCCATCTAATGCTATAAGACATGGCGTAAATGTTGGAGGACGAGGAGCATTAATTGGAGCACCAATGGTAGGTGCAGGTATTGGTGGTTTTGGTGCAGCTATGCTTGGTAAAAAATTAGGCCTCAAGGGCAAGGGGTTAGCTGCCGCTTCTGCAGCCGGAGCATTCATTGGTGGAGGAGTAGGATTGGCCGGAGGAGTTGCTGGTCCGATTAATACAGCAAGGGCTAACCAACAAATAATGACTCAATCACCATTTTATAATCAGTCAGCTTTAAATGCAGAAAGATTAAATGCAAGCGGAAACATAGTTTTAGGTATGCATAATCAGAGGAGGGGCTAATGTCTGACATGGGTATGAACCCAGGTGCACAGCAGCCACCAGATGTAAGTAGTCCTTACGACTTTGCTATGTTCACGCCTGGAATCATGCAGTCCGCCTTAATTAACTCTAGACGCTATGGAAACACGATGCTTAGAGGTGGTTTCCACGACGTTGCTGGTGTTGGTAATGCCCGTCAAATAGCTAGAGCTAAAAAGTTTGGTGGAGTTATAAATGGGCAAATGCACACACCGGGTGGTCCATCATCATTTTTAGGTGGAGCAAGTAGAAGTCCACACAATATATCACCATTTTTGTCAAGAAGAGCAGCTAGAGCATCAGCAGCTGGTAAAACAGCAATGGCAAATCCAGCTAGGATTAATAACTTAAATCCAAGAGCAGTTAATAGAATGAACAGCGTTGCTGCACTTGGTGGTGGAGATATAAAGAGAGCCTATAATCCTTTTCAAGTTTTTAGTGGTGCAGTAAACTCTATTACTGGAAAGTTATCAAAAAATGAAGGCTTTAGAAAAGCAATGGGTCTTGCAGATGACTTTGATCCAAAAACAGATAGAGCCTTTAGTGGTGGCGTTTTAGGAAGAATTGATACATTAAATAAAATAAATAATATAGAAAAAACTATTGCAGTAGGTCAAAGAACAATTGATAGTGGTGGAACATTACAGGGAAGAGCACAAAGAAGGTTCATAAGAGCTCAAGCTCAAAGAACAAATATAGTAAATAATATAGCTCAAGTGCAAAGCGCAGCTAACCCAACAATGAATGCCCTAGTCAATAATCCAAGTGCAATTGCTGCAGGAAGAGCAGCTCCTACAAGAGGAATTACACCAAGAGGTATGGCTGGGGCTAGAACTGCAGCAGTAGATGACCTTATAACAAACTCAGCAGCACGCGCAAATATGGCAAGAATATCGGCAAACCCATCTGCTGCAGTCGCCTCAACTATGACCAGAGGAACTTTAAGCAATAGAATAACAACTGCTTATCACGGAGTTCTAAATGCTGGCAATATGACCAGGGGACAACAAAGAATAATACATCAAGTAAGCACAAGGCTTGGTGTAAAATCTGGTGTTGGAACAGCAGCTTATGCAGCTCAATTTATGGATGATTTTGGAACAGCTGGAAAGTATGCTGGAAACTTTATGGCAAGAGGTGCAGGTGGCACCAAAATGATGGGTATGGCTGCTCAGTATGCTAGAGCTGGTGGAAGTAGAGTAGTTGCAGCAAAAATGGGAGCAATGGGTGCAGCAAGACTTGGTGGTGCAGCATTAGGTCCACTTAACGTGTTATCGACTGGCCAATTGATGTATGATATAGGTAAGGGTATTGGCAAGATGGCAGTTGGCGGAATAAACTTTGCTAAAGATGCTATGAAGTCAATGCAAGGAACTATTAATAAACCAATGTTTGGTACAGGATTTAAAGACAACGAAGTAGCAGCAACTTCAAGAGCTAGAGGTGTTATGGCAATTCAAAATTCAAGACTTAATGCACGAAGCTTACTTGGATCAGAAGCTAGTATGATGGCAGCCCATTTTGGATAACCTATGAACTCCTTGCAAAGTAAAACGATAGCATTTAGAAAGTCATTAGAAAAACTTTCTAGAGAAGATTTAATTGAAATTATTAAAGACCAAGATGTTGAAACATTCAAACAAATAAATAGAATTGAATGGGTATTTAAAAATAAATTAAATCATCTTAATTGGGCTAGCGGTGAACCAATTATGGAAAGACCATTAACAAATAGAGAACTAGCACTTTTGGTTGATGAGCCATTTGAATTAGATCTTGAATTAATGGATTTAGGAATTTCAGCTGAACAACAAAGGCAAATACACATAGCTAAAGATCCTTGTGTTTGGGCTAGACAATTTCTTGAAGCAGAGACTAGGGTCTATCAAACTCTAATTCTTCGTGACCCATCAGTAAGAAAAGTTCTTAGAGCTGGTCGTCGTCTTGGTAAAACTTTCAGTATGGCTATTGCACTTATCCATTATAGCTATACGCACAAGGACGGAAGATGTCTTGTTATTGCGCCAATGAAATCACACGTCGAATTAATCTATCAAGAAATTTTAAGACTTGCTTCTAAGAATGAAATTGTTACAAACTCAATAACAAGAAAAGTAACAAGCCCTCAATTCATGATTCAATTCAGTAATGGTTCAACCATTAGATTCTTTACATCAGGTATGCGCTCAGGTGGTAAATCAGACGTAGCTCGTGGTCAGGAAGCACATATGATTGTGTTAGACGAAATGGACTACATGCATGCGGACGACCTGGATGCACTTTATGCAATGCTGCAAAAAACAGCAGAAGACCAACCTGATAAAGTTTTGATCGGTGCCTCTACTCCAACTGGTAGAAGAGAAAGATTTTGGGAATGGTGCAGAAGCGAAAGATTTAAAGAATTTTGGTTTCCATCGTATTGCAACCCATATTTTTCTAAAGATCAAGAAGATGAATTTAGAGAACAATATTCAGAAATTGGATATAGGCACGAAATTGAAGCTGACTGGGGCGAAGACGCAGAAGGCGTCTATCCTAGAAAATATGTTGACAAAGCATTTATGGAACCAGGTTGGGACTATCACCCTGAACTTACTTCAGCAAGAAGCTTTCACACAATAGGTGTTGACTGGGATAAGTATGGAGCCGGAACTAATATAGTTGTTTTAGAAGCATGTTCTGATTCTTATGAAGAAGAAAGATTTAGAAACAAAGTAAAAATTTGCTATAGAGAAGAAATACCTAGATCAGAATATACTTTGACTAAAGCTGTATCTAGAATAGTTGAACTTAATAACATCTTTAAACCAAAACATATTTATGTTGACAGAGGCTATGGAGAAGTCCAGGTCGAACTTCTGCATAAGTACGGTGTGGAAAATCCTGTGAGTGGATTGAAGGAAAGAGTTAAAGGCGTCAGCTTTAGTGAAACTATAGATGTTAAAGACCCATATACAAAACAAAATGTTAAAAAAGAAATCAAACCGTACATGGTCGATAATCTTAGACAATATCTAGAAAAAGAAGTTTTAGCTATTTCTGAAAGAGACGCAGAAATATACATGCAATTGATTTCCTACGTTGTCGTAAGAACTACCCAAACCGGAAGACCTGTGTTTGAGGCCGGCGGCTCAGCAGTGGATCACGCACACGATGCTTTAATACTGGCACTTTTGGCTATTACGGAAAACTATAGTGACCTACACAAAGCTCGTTTTGCTTCAAGAACAG